ACAGATATATCATTTATATAAAGAAAATAGAAAATCTCGTTTACGAACTGACGAAGAAATTAATTCATATAATTCTCAAAGACAAAGAGTTAAACAGTATTTGGAAGAATTATATGTGAGACAAGGGGAATATCCTTTATGCGAAACAGATGACTGCATCGCATACTACACTCAAAATTCACCAAACGAAAAAAAGATTGTTTATTCAGGCGACGGAGATTTAACACAACTCGTTTCTGAAACTACACAAATTTACAATCCTTCACATCAGAAACTTTACAAGGTAAATGATACAATAACGTATAGTCATGAAGACATTCTAATTGAAAATGTCACATTGGTTAAAATGTTATGTGGTGACCCTTCCGACAACATATCGGGAATTAAAAATATGGGAATCAAAAGACTCCTATCATTATTTCCCGAGGTTAGAGAAAGAAAGGTGACTTTGGAAGAAGTAAAAGAAAAAACTAATCTTTTATTCGAAGAGGATAGACACAATTGGTTATTAAAAAATATACTAACAGGTGTTACCAAACATGGAGTCTTTGGTGAGGAGTTTTATGACATTAACAGTAGAATTGTTAGTCTTAATGAACCCTTCATAACTGATGAAGCAAAAGAAAATATAACTGCATTAATTAATGAAAAATTAGACCCCGAAGGACGGTCATATAAAAACACTATGAAAATGATGATGGAAGACGGACTCTTCCAAGTATTACCTAAATCAGATGACGCTTGGACCAACTTTCTAAACCCATTTCTTAGATTAACAAGAAAAGAAAAAAATAAAAGGACTATTAAAATTAAAAACTATGAGTAACCAACAAATGGACATCACAAAATTTGAATTTTTGCTTAGTTTAGGTGGAAACATCGTATGTCAAAGATTCTTTAACGTAAAAGACCATAATCCACAAGCAAGAAGATCGATGGATATGCACTATTACATAAAAAATATTTGCGAAGAAATTAGTGAAGATTTGAAAATGAAAACTTCCGATTATATGAGCGAAAATCAAAACTTTTTTCTCTCTTCTGAATATGTGGAAGATGTGAATGAACAAGAAAAAGAACACTTTTTAATGGAAATTAAGTTAGGTGACGACGTATTTATTTCAAGGATATTTCCGGCGTACTACTACCATCCAAAAGTTAGATACACGGTAGATGTTCGACCAAAACTTAAGCGTATTTTGTCAGATTTGACTGACATTTTATCTGCTTACGATTTGGAAACAACGTATCTCCAATACCAACTGTAAAATTTAAAAATTTATATAAAATAATAACATGGAAGAAAAGAATTTTGGCTATTTAGGGTTTTCATTTCAGCAATCTCTTATTAAGGCAATTATAGAAGATAAAAAATATGGTGAAACAATTATTGATGTTTTAGAGAGCAAATATTTTGAGAACAATTCTTTTAGATTTTTAATGGAAAACATTAAAGAATTGTATAAAACATACGAGAAGTTACCTGATTATCACACATTGTCTCAAAAAGTTATGGCTGAAGGGGGAAACAAAGATTCTTCCAGAATTCATATTGACACGTTAGAAGCAATTAAGGACGACATTAAGGATACGTCTTATGTTAAGGATACAGCGTTGAATTTTTGCAAACAACAGAACCTTAAAAGAGAATTAAAATCTGTACAGAGTATAATTGAAAATGGACAGTTTGAAGCTTATAGTAAGATTGAAGAAATCATTAAGAAAGCTTTACAAGTTGGTATTTCAAATGATGAAGTACTTGACGTTTTCCACGACATTGACGCGGCGTTAGAGAAAGATTTTAGATTACCAATCCCAACAGGTATTGTGGGTATAGATAATCTTTTAAAAGGTGGTTTAGGAAAAGGTGAATTGGGTGTTGTATTGGCTCCAACTGGTACAGGTAAAACTACCCTATTGACTAAATTTGCTAACACTGCATATAATCTTGGTTTAAATGTTGTACAAATTTTCTTCGAGGATAATCCGGGTAATATTAAAAGAAAACACTACACTATTTGGTCGGGTATTGCACCTGATGAACAACCTGAACATGCTGCAGAAGTAAAAGAAAAGGTTTTTGAGGCTCAAGAAAGATCAAGTGGTAGTATCAATCTTATGAAATTTCCGTCAGATAACATTACAATTTCAGATATTAAATCTAAATTGAGAAAAATGGCAGCGGACGGAATTAAAGTTGATTTATTAGTTTTAGATTACGTGGATTGTATCACACCCGAAAGAAGTACTAATGGTGACGAATGGAAAGGGGAAGGTTCAATCATGAGAAGTTTAGAATCAATGACTGGCGAGTTTAATATGGCAATTTGGACGGCAACACAAGGTAACAGAGAATCAATTTCATCTGAAGTTGTAACAGGGGACCAAATGGGAGGTTCAATTAAAAAGGCACAAATTGCACACGTAATACTATCGATTGCCAAATCGTTAGAACAAAAAGACCAAAACTTAGCAACACTTACATTAGTTAAGTCACGTATTGGTCGTGATGGTGTAGTATTCACTAACTGTAAATTCAATAATGAATTTTTAGTTATTGATACCGATTCACAAAATACATTATTAGGTCACGAACAAGAAAGAGTTCGTAATAATGTAGATAGAGCAGCTGAAGCTTTCAACAGAAGACAACAAGTAAAACCAAGAGTTTAAAAATTAAAAAAAAAATTATGACTGAGAGAATCTTACAAGACAATCCTGGACGCTTTGTCCTTTTTCCTATCGAACACCATGACTTATGGAAGTTCTATAAACAATCTGAAGCATCGTTTTGGACGGCTGAAGAAATTGATTTAAGTCAAGATATTAATGATTGGGAGAATAAATTAAATGATGATGAACAACATTTCGTTAAACATGTGTTAGCGTTCTTCGCGGCGTCTGACGGTATCGTAAATGAAAACTTGGCAATGAACTTTGTAAATGAGGTTCAATATACTGAAGCTAAATTCTTTTATGGTTTCCAAATCATGATGGAGAATATCCATAGTGAAACGTATTCATTATTAATTGATACGTTAGTAAGAGACAAAGATGAACAACATAAATTGTTTAACGCAATTGAAACTGTTCCGGCAATTAAGAAGAAAGCTGAATGGGCACTTAAATGGATTAATTCAGAATCATTTGTAGATAGATTATTAGCGTTTGCTGCGGTTGAAGGTATCTTCTTCTCAGGTTCATTCTGTTCTATATTCTGGTTAAAGAAAAGAGGTTTAATGCCAGGATTAACCTTCTCAAACGAATTAATTTCTCGTGATGAAGGAGTACACTGTGATTTTGCTTGTCATTTATATAACAACCATATTGAAAACAAAATCTCACAAGACAGAATTAAAGAAATCATTTGTGGAGCGCTAGAGATAGAAAAAGAATTTATTCTTGAAGCATTACCGGTTCGTTTGATTGGTATGAATTCAGATTTAATGTCGCAATATCTTGAATTTGTTACAGATAGATTATTAGTGGCGTTAGGTTGTCCTAAAGTATACAATTCAGAAAATCCTTTTGATTTTATGCAAAATATTGCATTACAAGGTAAAACAAATTTCTTTGAGAAAAGAGTTGCTGAATACCAAAAAGCGGGAGTAAATAACGTTGCAACTGAAGATTTAGATTCAGCGTTTGGTGATGACATTGATTTTTAAAATATTAATATAAGATGAAAGTAAAAAAAAGAGACGGGTCCTTAGAGGAAATGAGGTATGATAAAATCACGAGAAGAATTAGTGTGTTTTGTAGTGATTTAAATTTAGAATATATTGATCCAACATATGTTACTTTAAAAGTGACACAAGGTATATATGACGGAATTTCAACAACTGAATTAGATGTGTTGGCAGCAGAGACCGCAGCCGCGATGGTTACTACTCATCCTGACTATGCAAAGTTAGCAGGAAGATTAGCGGTTTCAAATCTACATAAAACGACACATAAGAAGTTCTCACAATGTATTAAAGAACTTTATTCTTTTGTTGAACCAAAAACAGGAAAAGAATCATCTTTAATTGATGATGAAGTTTATAAATTCATTATTGAAAATAGAGAAACTTTAGATGGTGCGATTCATCAAGAAAGGGATTTAGAGTTTGATTATTTTGGTTATAAAACATTAGAGCGTTCATATCTTTTAAAGATTGGTGATAGAGTTGTTGAAAGACCACAATATCTTTATATGAGAGTTGCGGTTGGTATCTGTAAAGGAAACATCAACGAAGCACTTCGTATCTACGATGATTTATCACAACACTTCTATACACACGCAACACCAACGTTATTTAACGCAGGTACACGTAGACCACAAATGTCTTCTTGTTTCTTGATTGGAAACAAAGGTGATGATATTGATGGATTGTTTGATACAATTAAAGATGTTGCGAAGATTTCTAAGTGGGCTGGAGGTATTGGTTTACATGTTCATGATGTTCGTGCTAAGGGTGCTTATATCAAAGGAACAGGTGGACAATCTGATGGTCTATTACCAATGATGAAAACCTATAATGAAGTGGCACGTTGGATTAATCAGGGTGGAAAGAGAAAGGGTTCGTTTGCGGTTTATTTAGAACCTTGGCATTCCGATGTTTTTGAATTTATTGATTTAAGAAAGAATCATGGTAAAGAAGAAATGAGGGCAAGAGATTTGTTCTTAGCTATGTGGACTCCTGATTTATTTATGCAACGAGTTGAATCGGATGGTGATTGGACATTGTTCTCACCTGATGAGGCACCTGGTTTGTCAGATGCTTACGATAGTCCAGAAGACAAAGCGTTTACTCGTTTATATGAATCATACGAACAACAAGGTTTAGGTAGAAAGGTGATTAAGGCAAGAAAGTTAATGGATGCCATTTTAACTGCACAAATCGAAACTGGCACACCTTATATGTTATATAAAGACCCTGCGAATTATAAATCAAACCAAAAGAATTTAGGTACAATTAAGTCTTCAAACTTATGTACTGAGATTATTGAGTATAGCTCACCAACAGAACAAGCGGTTTGTAATCTAGCATCAATTGCGTTACCAAAGTACATTGTTGATAACGAATTTAATCACGATTTATTATACGAATACACTTACCAAGTTGTTAAGAACTTGAATAATGTAATTGATTTGAATTACTACCCAACAGAAGAAACAAAACGTTCTAACTTTAAACATCGTCCAGTTGGACTTGGTATTCAAGGATTGGCGGATGTGTTTTGTATGTTAGGTTTACCATTTGAATCAGAAGTTGCAGATAAATTACAGACCGACATTTTTGAAACAATATATTTCGCAGCTATGACATCTTCGAATGACTTAGCGAAGGAACACGGACCATATGAATCAATTGCAGGTTCACCAATCGAAAAAGGAATTTTCCAATTTGAGATGTGGGGTAAAACCGACAAAGATTTGTCTGGTCGTTGGGATTGGAAAAAATTAAGGAAGAATGTTGTTAACTATGGTGTTAGAAATTCATTATTGGTTGCACCGATGCCAACAGCATCTACCGCACAAATTTTAGGTAATAACGAAGCGTTTGAACCATTCACAACAAACTTATATTCACGTAGAACATTAAGTGGTGAGTTTGTTATGATTAACAAACATTTGGTTGCTGATTTGTTGAAGTTAGGATTATGGAATGATACGATTAAGAATAAGTTAATCATGGAAAATGGTTCAGTTCAAAACATTCCTGAAATTCCAACTGAAATGAAAGAAGTTTATAAGACGGTTTGGGAAATGTCTCAAAAGAGAGTTTTACAAATGGCTGCAAATAGAAGTGTGTTCATTGACCAATCACAGTCATTGAATTTATTTGTGGATAATGCAACTAAACCTAAATTATTGGCAGCCCATTTATTCGGTTGGAAATTGGGTTTAAAGACTGGTATGTATTATTTACGAACTAGAGCGGCGGTTGATGCAATTAAAGGATTGGGTGTTGACACTTCATCGTCTAAACCCGTTGAACAACAAACCCCTTCTGTGAATAACGTAGAAGTACCTACAAATAATACGTTAATTAGTGAACAAACACCCGAAGTTGTAATGACATCGGAAAGACCAACAGATTCACCGTTTGAGTGTGAAGGATGTGGTTCATAAAACAGATAGGTAGAATAGTACAGAATAATAATCCCGACTTCGGTCGGGATTTTTTGTTTATTAATATTTTATATTAGTTTATATTTATAGGTATGGCGGTAACATATGGTATAGATTTTCCATTTAGAGATAGTCCAAAGGGGACTTACCTAAAAATGACAGAAACACCTGAAAGGGAAGTTCGCGCGAATTTGATTCATCTATTATTAACAAGAAAAGGAAGTCGATATTTTTTACCGGATTTTGGTACTCGTTTATATGAATTTATTTTCGACCAAAATGACGTTGTGACCTTTAATTTAATTGAGGAAGAAATTAGAGAAGGAGTTAGAACATATATACCAAATTTAGACATTAACTCAATTAACATCATGTCAGCTGAAGACGACCCCGATAGAGATAAATTATATTCGCAAGATGAAGATGCGAGATTATTTAGAGTTTCGGACGACTCCACAAGACCATATACCGCAAAAGTTAAAATTGACTATACGGTTAATAACGGAACGTTCACTTCTTCCGACTTTGTAATTATAAACATATAAAATGGCAAAAAAAATAACATACGCAACGAGAGATTTTGCGGGTTTAAGGGAAGAACTTGTAAACCTGACTAATGATTATTATCCTGATTTAGTAAAAAATACTAATGACGCATCCATCTTTTCAGTATTATTAGATTTAAATGCTGCCGTTGCAGATAACTTACACTTTCATATAGATAGAGTTTGGCAAGAAACAATGTTGGACTTTGCACAACAAAGACAATCATTATTTCATATTGCAAAAACATATGGTTTAAGATTACCGGGTAATAGACCTTCGGTTGCGTTATGTGACTTTTCAATAAATGTACCCGTTAGAGGTGATAAGGAAGATGAAAGATACTTGGGTATAATAAAAAGTGGTGCACAAGTATCAGGTGGAGGACAAGTATTTGAAACATTAGAGGACATCGATTTTTCAAATCCATTTAATAGTAAAGGTGAACCAAATAGATTAAAGATTCCAAATTTTGACGGAAATAATAAATTAATATCATATACTATTACTAAAAGAGAGGCGGTTGTAAATGGGGTAACAAGAATTTTCAGAAAGGTTATTACTGAGTTCGACCAAAAACCGTTTTTAAAAATATTCTTACCTGAACAAAATGTTTTGGGAGTAGTTTCCGTAATCCATAAAGATGGTACAACGTTTGCTGGTAATCCAACAAACTCGGAATTTTCTGAAATTGCGAATAAATGGTATGAGGTTAAATCATTAATGCAGGATAAAGTATTTGTACCTAACCCTACAAGTTCATCAGATAAGAACAATTTCAAGGCTGGAACGTATATTGATGTAAATAATAAATTTACAACTGAATACACACCAGAAGGATACTTCTCAATGATTTTTGGGTCGGGTTCAGTTAATCCAATGGATAACCTTGACAACTACATTACAGGTCAATTAAAAGTAAATTTAGCAACATATCTTAACAACCTTTCATTAGGAGCAATACCTAAGAATAACTCAACACTATTTGTGAAATATCGAATTGGTGGAGGCAAAGATTCAAATTTAGGGGTTAACGTAATCACGTCAATAGATACTGTTGAATTTAACATAAACGGTCCAATAT